GATATGGGCCTCACGGATGTGATACGCCGTCGGCGCACCGTCACTGTCTATCTCAACACCGCCGCGAACAGACTCTAAATCAAAACGTTCCTGTGGGTTACTGAGCCGGTCCGGGTCGATGATTTGTACCGTGGTGGCATAACGTCCGCGACCGGGGCCTAACCTGTCGGTACGATATTGCAGCACCGCCAGCGCATCCCCGTCGAGCAATTTGTGACGAAAGCCAAGTCGCAGCATTTGGGACACGGTCTGTTTGCGTTCGACATCACAATACAGCCCCGGATCATTCGCCCACGAACGCCAGTGCGCTTCGATAACTTTGCCGTACTCATCCGCCCAGGTCGCATCAAATGCCTTGTTGCCGGTGAGCAATTTCAGCATCCGGTAATCGGGTTTAAATATCGGCCGGTAGTTCGCGCCGATGGCATTATCGAGCACACGGGTAATCGTGCCGGACGCCCAGCCATCATTGCGCGCCAAATCGCGCATGCGTGACACGATACGGTCGCGGTAAATGTTGATTTCATTGTCCGGTGACCACAGCGCCGGTTGCCAGTTTGCCAGCTGGTCGCTGGATGAGTCTGCGGCATCATAGGGAATGCGCCCGCTGCCCGATAAGGCGTTAAATTTCAATTTGGCATTCGAGGGCGGCAACGGCTCACCATTGGGTCCTAGTATTTTAACGCTCATTAGTATCTCACCCTGATTGGTCGTCGGGTCGTGATCCCCAGCTCGGTCTGTATTGCCTGAATCAGCGCCAATAAATCACCCAAGCTGGTTTGTTGATACGATACGGAGCGTGTCCCGTCACCCTGCGTATATGAAAATGAGACCCCTTTCGTTCCGGTTGACAGTTCGATATAGGCGTGCTGGGCGGTATTGAGTGCGGTTTGAAGCTGTTCACGGCTCATGCCGGTCAGCAGCGTAGTTATTCGCATGTGTTCTCCTTAGGGCAAAAGCTGTGACATATGCTTCCGTTTGGGCTTTTCCTCCGTTGACTCAGGAATAATGGCTCCCGGCAAACGAAGATCGACTTTTTCTTCCATTTCAGTTGATGGTGGCAATAAGCGGTCAGGGTTATCATTAATCGCCATTGCTAAGGCATTTAATTTCAACCCTAAATGAAATAAACCAGCTAAGGCTGCATAAGCATAAACACGGCAATCCAACGCTTCATTCGCTTTCCCATGAGGAAGTTCCCATACACTATAACGTTGGCCAGCAGCTTCTTTCATGACCAGTCTCTCTGCAATCAATTGGCTGAAATACCCCATATCTCGTTCAACGGGGAAGTGCATATAACCCGGTCCGCTTTCTTCTATATGTAAACGTGATCTAATCGAATCTTTTGCTGAGTTAACGCCTATAATAATGGGTTTGAATTGAGCACGATTTTTAGGTGTTGGTCGTTTGTTAGGCCAGATTGGAGAGCGTTTACCACCTGTTGCTGACTCCCCTTTTATCGCCCAAATTCGACGCCCCAACCGCTCTTTAGCAAATTCGTAGACTTTTTGAGTATGGTTACCACCAGAGTCATGACATGCAGCCATAATCGTGAATCCTCTACCATCTGCACGACGCCATATTTGCTTCAAATAAGCATCTAATCGAGCCCACGGCTCAGCGGTTTCCAAGTCACCTTCAATGACATCAAAAGCAATAGACCAACTTTCTTCATCTTTACCCCAACCAACAACCTCAATTTCCAGCCGATCACTTTGTGTATCTATCCCAGCCGTAAGTACTGCCACGCCCATTGGTACCTCTGCATCATAAACTTCGCGTCTGGCCAACAACACATCAGTAGGTAACCTCTTTCCATAATTAGGGCGATGAGGCAACCCCATTTGGGTATTCCACCATGCAAGCTCTTTGTCAGGATCCCCTTTTGCTTTTAGATATTTCCCTGCAATATCGGAAGGTTTATCTTTCTGCCATGGGCTAAACAGCTTTGATGCTTGATAACCAGCATGAATATTATCAACACCATATTCACCGCAATCAGGACAAATCGCTCGATATACTGCATGGCGATCAGACTCAGACCATGACCACACCTTACTAATTGCTGTTTCATCATTGTTATGCCATGCCTGATAATAATCATTGAGTGGAACGTGACGGCTGCCGCAACATTCAAAAGGCTTTGTTTGATGCCAGCGAATAGTACGCAATGCGCGTAATCGTTCCCCCTCAGACCAACCTGCACCACAACTTTCACAGTAGATTAATGCGAGGTGAGATTGATGCTTGTCACCCTCTTTAGGCCAATGAACGTGTTTAAAAAAATCAGGAAATTGACGATGTCCACAATGAGGGCAACTCACTGAAGCATGACGCTGATCTGAATCTTCATAACTTGCTGCGATTCGGCTCTCATCTTCAACAGTGGGCGAACAAGCGCGAACTGATAACCAATTAAGACCAAATGTCGCCGTTCGTTCTTCTGCCAATGTTATTGGATCACCCTCGCGAGTTATGGGATATTTATCAACTTCATCCGCAAGTAGTACACGAATGGGGCGACGCGCTAAGTTATCAGGACTACCAGCACCAGCTAGCGCAAGGAATCCACCCGGAAAGGATTTATAAAGTAATGTTTCTTTCGATGTTTTTTGTTTACTCACACCAACAATTTTTCGCAATGCAGGTGTAACACGAATAAGTGGGGTAATTCGTTCTTTTGAAAATTGCTCTGCTGCATCCTCTTTGGGTTGCAATAACAACATAGGGCAAGGATCTAAATGAGCAAAATAACCAAAGATATTTTCCAGTAAGGCTGTTTTCATTAACTGAGTACAACACATGACTGTTATGGTATGTACACCAGGTTCAGTGACCGAAAGCATAGGGCCTCGTGCAATTTCGACAGTATCTGTTTGCCATGACCCCGATGTACTACCCGCCTCTTTAGCTAGTTTGCGATAACGGTCTGCCCAATCTGGAACACTAATACGTGGCGGAGGTGTCCATCCTTTTCTTACACTCGCTAATAATCTGTCACGCTTCGTCTGTATTGAATTCAGGCTCCCCGAGACCAGTGATATGTTTGTGGACATGTTCGATTAACACCTCAGTCATCCTGTCAGCCGGCACACCCAAGTCTGCCGCCATCATTGGGGCTACACGGGAAGGCCAATTCATCCAAGCATCGCGTTGTCCTCTGAATTCAGCAAACAAGATTGATTCTGCAGTTGAAAGCTCAATCAGTTGCCCATCCTCTTTTTCATATTCCAGTTTTGTTAATAACGCGAGAAAGTTTTCTTTTATCCTTCTTGCTTCATCAAACGACATATCCGCACCAATTTCACGGATCAACCTTTCTGCTGTTTGTGTAGGTGATTCATCAACTGGCTCATGAACTTGCTGCTTTTTGCCTTTTTTAAGTTTTGGTTTGGTTTCAGGCGTCGTGGGGGATTTTCGATACCGTTCAATATTGGCATTCGAGGCATCAACATCAATTTCGTCACCATCCATCACTAGCCAGCCGCGGGCTTTCCACGTAGTGACGGTCTTGCGGCTGACGCCATGAAGTTTTGCAAAATCTGACTGATTCATATTGTTACCCTGACTGTTACCCTTGTTGTTACCCATTCACGAAGGTAACAAGTTGGGTAACATATTTTTATGGTATAAAAATTAATTTTAATTTATATATTTCAAATGGATATGTATAACATCGTAAAAACCGATGTGTTACCTGTTACCCAAATTTCAAAATTTTTTAGCTAGTGAAACTGCACGGCGCGCAATGCCCCCGTTATATAAAAGTCGCGGTAAGGACCCAAGAAATATATGACTCATGCTGATTAGGATTGTCGATAGAAATCTTTGTAATGCTTTTTGCAGAATGACTCATACGCATTACTTGCCTCATCAATACAGTGGTAACGGCCAAGTCGATATCTTTTACCATTTATCTGAGCTTGAGCTATCCATTTTCCATCTCGATAATGGACTCCCTTCCTGCCGGATTTATTGGCTTTCGTCAGTCCAATATTTTGCTGATTCTGAGAACGTGTTGCTTCTCGTAAATTCGATATGCGATTGTCTGTTTTGATACCACTGATGTGGTCTATTTGCTTTTCAGGCATAGCGCCGTTGATATACATCCAAGCAAGGCGATGGGCTTTATATCGGATACCGTCGATTTGTATTTCAATATAGCCTGTTAATGTGTTAATCCGTCCTGCAATACTGCCAACTCTAGCTCTTTGGCTTCTGTAAGATAACCAGACAAAAGCTCCCGTTTCAGGGTTATAGTCGAGCAATTCCCTGAGCCTGCTTTGTGTCAGCTTGCCCATGTAATTATCACGCCCCATATTTTGGATGCAGCAAAGCCTCCCGCTGTAATGCAGGATACATCTGAGATAGTTATTAATATTGAGTAAGTTAAATGATGTGAGTTACCGCGCCGTCCTCATTACTTCTTTGATTGCAAGGAGACTTTTCCTCTGCAATTCCAGCAGTTACAAGTTCAGACAGAAGCTCTTGCCTGCTCATCGATTTCAGACGAGCGATAGCTTCTTGCGCTAATTGCATTTGCGTTTTCATATAAACCTACCTTAGTGGGACCGCGATCCCAGTTTCACTTCGCTGTTCGTATCGCCTCACTCAACGCCCTGTTAATGGCCTGTGGTAACAATGCCTGAGCCATTTGTTGCGCCCGCTCCTGATAACCGAGCACCGGCTTAACAGTTAATGCATCACCGAACCGAATGAGCA